TCTCGTTTGTAATTTGAAAATACATGATAATTATGTCGGTAAAAGGCAGCGTTTTGACGTTTTATTGCCGCGTGTTGCATACTATACTAATATAGTAAGAAGTAAGCTATGCAATCAAAGGAGAAAGTGACATGGCACATTTAGTTGAAACAATGGCTTATGCAGGAGCAGTTCCTTGGCATGGTCTCGGTGTTCCGGTTGATCCTAACTTGACACCTGAAGAGATGATGCAAGCCGCTGATCTCGATTGGCCTGTATCTAAGCGTCCTGCTTATACGCTCACCGAGAGCGAGTGGCATGAGGGTGTTGGCGTTATGCAAGCCGAAGGCCACCACTTCATTGTCCGCGATAGCGATAACCGCATCCTTTCGCATTGTGGTGACGACTACGTCCCTATCCAAAACAAGCAGATCTTCGACTTCTTCAAGAAGTTTACGGAGGCTGGCCACATGACTATGGAGACAGCTGGTTCGCTTCGCAGCGGTTCGGAAGTTTGGGGTCTTGCTAAGATTTCTGCCGACTTCCAGTTGCCGGGTGGCGATGAGGTCAAAGGTTACCTTTTGATTAACCAGCCGCACGTCGCCGGTAAGGCAATGGTCATCAAGTTTACACCGATCCGTGTTGTATGTAACAATACATTGACCGTCGCCCTAAACGACGGCGGTGCAGCGTTCCGTATGCCACATATTCGTGAGTTCGATATGGATGTCCGTCAGGCTGCTGAGGAGGCTCTTGGTCTCTCTAAGGCTCGCCAGCAGGAGTTCCGTGAGCAGGCTGAGTTCCTCGCTTCGAAGCAGTTTACTGGTGAGTCGGTCGCTAACTTCGTTGCCGAGTTGTATCAGAAAGATCTGTTCGTCGAAAAGGCCAAAGACCCCGAGCTGGTCATGCGCGAGAAGTTTACGCGTACAGCCGACATGGTCATGACAGCGATCGACCAGTCGCCCGGCGCTACGCTCAAAGCAGCCAAGGGTACATGGTGGGGCGCACTAAATGGTGTGACCTTCGTCGAGGACCATATGCGTCGCGGTCAGGAGACCGGTAACGCCATGCACTCAGCTTGGTTTGGTGCCGGTGCTTCGCGTAAGGCCCGTGGTCTTCAGAAAGCTATCGAGTACGCGGAAGCTGCTTGACGAAACGGTGGAGCCAGTGTTCCGCACGCTCACTGGCTCCATCAGGTCGCCCTGCACCTATGCAAGTTCAGGGACGTGAACCTAGGAGTCCGATAACTCTGGTACTAGGGATCCGAAAGAACAGAGTTGAACATTTAACTAGGGGTCAGTGTTCTTTGCGCTGGCCCCTTCCACTATTTTGGGGATATTTTTCGCGACGTTGATTTACTATAATAATATAGTAAATATTTTACAGGAGAAAGAATGATGTACGCACTCTTTGCCGAAAATGCCGAGACCAATAAGCGTAGGTTCATGGGTGGCCCATGGCTTAGTCTCAAAGAAATCGAGCGATATATCGAGCGGCTCGTCGAGCTAGGCACTTGGCCTGATGGTACTATCGCCGTCGCTGTAGACCTAGCTGACGACATGAATACGTTCGCGTATTTCTACGATCACGACGAGTGGGACCACGTCGGTCGTATGGTTCACGAGACTAACTGATGGGAGAAAAAGTCGTGCTAAAAAAAGTTGGGAATGCTGGATATATCTCTGATGGCGGCTACGCGGTTACACCAATCATCGGTGCTGCACGGACTGTCGCTGGTATCCGGTGGAAAGTTCGTAAGACTGGCACCACGTTTTTCAAATATGTAAAGTCGCTCGATGAAGCGCGTGCCGTGATCTCTGACCATCGAGACTAAACTTGGGGGCTTCGGCCCCCAATGCTCTCCCCGTAGGTTTGAGTGAGTGACTCGTGTAAACCTCCATCATAATCTCATAATGTCATAATTTCTTTGTAAGTGTCTCTTTTACCTTGGTTCTTGGTTATGAGAACATGGTTTATGGTTATCATAACAGTCTCGAACGATAAGCCGTCGCGGAGCAATCTTTCTAATTATATTCTAAAACTCACTGGAGATTGACATTGCGGCGGGTAAGATTTGTTGCTATCTTTACTTTGTTAAGTAGTTGGAGGCAACGTCTTGGCTAATGAAGTAACCACCTTGGAATCCCTTGAATATACGCCTATGGCTCCATCAGAGTGTGGCAATTATTGGGTTGCACCTGATGGTAAGAAACATCGTCCGCTCTCGCCACGCCACAAAAAGTTCTGTTCGCTGTATGTTCAAGGACTGTCTGGTGCTGAAGCCGCTCGCCGATCAGGGTTCACAAAACATAAATTTGGCGCAAAAGCTCAAGGTTCTGCCTTGCTTCGCAGGAATCCTCTCATCCGCAATCATATCATAGATTTGATGCGAAAAGAGGCCGAGCGTCAAAATGTCTCGATGCAATCGCATCTTACTGAACTTTCCCGTCTACGTGACGAAGCCGTGGATTCCGGTCAGATATCTTCGGCTATCTCTGCTGAGATCTCACGTGGCAAGGCTGCGGGTTTGTATATCGAGAAGAAGGAAGTCACCGTCAACAAAGTCGAGTCGATGTCCGATGAAGAACTAAGATCAAAGTTACAGGAATTGCTTGACGGTGGCAATATGCAAGTGGTGAACGATGTACCGTACCGAGAAGAAATTATACCAAGCATTGAAGACCAACCTACCCAAGGTTCATTGGCAGAGGATCGAGACGGGAGCGCTGCAGCAGGGAGTACCTGACGTCAACGGTTGTTGGTGTGGCCACGAGTTTTGGATTGAGCTCAAGTGTACCACAACTGATAATGTTTCACTGACTCCCTTTCAATGTTCTTGGCACATGCGACGGGCAGCAACCGGCGGTCGTTCATGGATCCTGATAGCTCATTCAAAACATAATGCTTTGACGTTACACCGTGGTGTTGATTCACTACGATTAATGGAGCATGGTGCTTCATCATCATGTGCTTTCGAACATGTTGCCCCGATTGATTGGAAATTGATTTTGAGCCAGCTTTGCCTGACCGACTGACTGAGTGATAGACTGATTGACTGACTGCCGCCTTTTCTGGTGCTGATAATTTTGGTCTATTTTGCGCTTTATTTCTTGGTCTTACTATACTATACTAAGAGCATGGTTAAGCGAGGTGCTTGGCCATAACAGTCATAAAGGAGAAAGCAATGGCTGCAGCAGCAAAGAAGAAGGCCACTTCCACAAAGGCCAAGAAGACCGTCGCCAAGAAGACCGAGCTGACGGTTGTCGATCCCGCCGGTAACTCCGGCATTCCTGCACCGGCCCCGAAAGGGTTCAATGGTCGCAAGGTTAAGCTGATCACCAAGACTGTCGAAAATCGCCGCCTTCCTAAGCAGGCTGGCATTATTCTCGATACGCTCGAGGCGCTCGGCGGCGAAGCTTCGCAAGAGCAGATCGTTGATGCGCTGCTCGACCACGGTCTCGCGACTGTGCAGACACCGAAGCGCATTTATACCTTCTATCGCAAAGCGCTGATGGAAGACGGTTTCATCACCTACTCCTAATATGACTGGGCGGTCGGTTCGCTGACCGCCCTTTCATCATCCCGTGCCGTTGAGTGACTGACTGACGGTGCCTTCATCATCATATGCTTTCGCTGCGTGACTGACTGACTTCCAAAACTTTGGTTTTGGAACCAAGTTTTGTTTGTCTGATTGATTGACTCGCGCTCGGGCTTTCGTAATTTTGCTGGTTTTGCGATATATTTCGCTAACGGTGCTTACTATAATATAAGCCTAGGTTAACGCTTTAAGGAGAAAGAAAGCGATGCTGATCATTGTAAACCACGGCAAGAAAAACTACACCGTCGTACATACGGTGTCGATGTTCGAAGATATTTCTCGCATTCTTACCGGCTTAAATCAGCTGGGTGCACTCGACGACGGCGTAAAAATCTACCACGTTACGCGAGTCGAGGGGGACGGAGTGACCTGCGAACAGTGGCGTCGATACGATCGCAAGCCGAGCGAAACATGGGGCTTTAGATTAGCCGAGTTTGCGCCGAAAGACGTTTCAGAGATTTGGAACGACTACGATCAATACGAAGTAGCGTAAGGAGGACGAAACAATGGCAAGCACTCTTTATCTTGTGAACATTTATGGCACCGGTCGCGCATACGGCGGACCGGAAGAAGGTGGTTGGTACTACGACTACCGTCATAACGGGGAGACCGTCATGGCGTATGTCACGCTCGGGCTTGCTCGTTACGTGGCCGACTGCATCAACACTACTGGTCGGATGCCTAGTGGCGAGGGCGGTGAGCTCAACACACGTTATTGCGAGGCGTTGGTCGAGGAGCACGCACCTCGTGACTATCCGCCTTGTCGACCGCACTATGAGTAAGGGCTGGGGGCTTCGGCCCCCTTCTCTTTTGCCTTGTGGTTTGAGTGACTGACTGGGCTTCATCATCCCTTCATCATCATCTAATGGTCCACCGACCGAGAGAGAACAGACATATGTGAGAGCTGTTGACTCGCGCTGTTTGTTTGTTTGATTGACTCACGGTGTGTGGCCGAAAATGGGCGTAAAAAATTAATTTAAATAATTTTCGTTTTAGGGCTTGTAATACTAGATTAGCCCCCTATAATAGTAGGCACCTAAGGGGGTTGGCCCCTTAGGGTTTCAACCTAAGAGGTGATGTAATGACTAAGGTCAAAAAGCCTACCGCTAACGGCGCTACTGTAACCCCTACCGTTGACCCGGCTAGCGTGGCCCGGTGCGGTGTACCCGCCCCTAGCGCTAAGGGGCGCAATAACGTCAAGCTCAAGTTGGCCGATGACGTAGTAGCGCGGCTAGCGGCTCTTGATAAGCCGCTACCGGCTCAGGCTCAGGCTATACTATATGAGCTTGATCAGCTAGGCGCTAGCGCTACTCAGGCTGAGTTGATTGATAGGCTTGATAGCCCTGAGTCAACCCTAGCTACTACTCAGGGCGCTACCCGTATTTTGACCTTCTACCGTAAGAAGCTCATAGACGCGGGGCTAATCACTACGGGGGCCTAGCCCCTAGGGGCGGGGGTAACCCCGCCCTAACCGGCTTAAAACGCCGCTAATACCCCC